CAGTCCGTCACGCCGTAGGGTAGATCGCAGAGGATGAGGTTGATACTGGCCGCCTCGAGGTGTGGCATAACTTCGAGGCAGTCACCGAGGATGATCTTGTCGATGTACGATGTTGCTTTGCTCATATGCGGAGATTGACTCCGCGAGGCGTAGTCCAGCTCAAAAGCTGGAGGGAGCAGCGAGCAACAAAAAGGCCCTGCACAGGAGCAGGGCCTTTTTGACAATCAGAGGTTTACGATCATGCGGCTATGGACATAAGATACCGCAGGATTGGCACGCGAAGCTCCTCGGGCAGACTCGATAATTCGTACTCAAGGCCCTCGTCAACTCCTCGTTCATCCCGATGTGGCCGGGATGCCCAGGGTGTCCTCCATCCACGAGTAGCGACAAGTCTATTACTCCAGCCGAGCGCCGCTGCAATTCTTTTACCAGGTATCCACAGCTCCCCAGTTTCATCTGCATGATTACGGTGAAACTCTTCGAGCTGATCCCCGGCTGATTCAAGGCGAGCGATCATTGGTGCCAGGATATCTGACGGGATAGTCTCCATGGCGACATATGTGGCATCGTGAATCGTCTCCATCTCTGCATTCGCTCGGTAAAGAGCAGCCGTAACCCGGTCCCTGTTTTCCATCGCTCCAGCGAGATCCTCAAGGGCGACCCATGCAGAAATCCTTCGATGCCCAGGTCGGCCACGCTTGGGCGGGGCGACAAAGACAACCTCTCCAAAGAACTCAGGCTCGGGCTCTGGAGGGATGAATCCCTGGGCCAGGGATAGTTCTCCCAAGAGGTTGGCCAACTCCTCCCGCCTTCCAGCCTTGAGAATGACCTGAGCATCCTTGAGGTCAAAACGCCCTGCAATTTGTAGATCACCCAGCCTCGCCTTCAGTTCCGCCGGGCATGCCTCAATCCACTGATACACCGCCCGCGGGGTCACAGCCGCGAGACGAGCGAGCTCTGAGGCGCTGAAGTTTTTTGTCATCGTTCACCTCTGAAGACGCGTTTTTTCAAAAAAGCCCAAGGACGCGTCGATTGATCGGTATTGGCATAATTTACCACATTTTATCCATCGACGCAAATCTAATACGATTAAACTGTGAAGTTGCGGGGATAATGCTGTAAGAGAATCGCACCACAACGGAAATGGCCTTAGGAAGTCGGCGGAACCATCCTTTTGTCTCGATATTGACGCCTCTATATCCAGGCGCTATATTTAATCTTGCAAGGGGTATGAGCCGAGGGAGCAGACTCCAGCATTGGTTTGGCTGGCAAGCCGATACTCCCTCGGCTTTATTTTTGCTCCCACGGCATGAGATCGTAAAATACAAGCGTCCCGTCCTTCTTTCGCTTCAGTACCACTGCAAAGAGATTCCGTTGGCCATTCACCTCGAGGACGGCCTTGCCGCGCAGTACCTCCGTATAGCTGGGGTTGCCGTGGGCCTCGGGCTCGACCGAGAAATCGGTCGCCGCCTTCATGATATCCGGGATATGGTCGAGGACTGCAAGCTTCGTGGGATCCCCAGCAAAAGAGACGGCGTGATCAATGCCCGTTTTATTGAGCGTGACTTCCTCTCCAAGGGCGGTATTGGTGAAGGACTGATTACGAAGCGCGTTCAAAGTTTCCTTTGCGTTTTTTCTGAGGGCGGCCCGATCTCCACTATCAGCAGGAATTGTTTTGTCTATCGAGGGCACGCCAGATTCACTTGCAACTGAGGAGAGGGAGACGGGATCGTAACGAAGCCCGAGCGTCTTGCCCAGCGCCTTGATGTCGTCGAGGATGCCGTATTGCTTCGCTCTGTCGATCATGGCCGGAGTAAGCTTATAGAAGCTGCCGCTCGAAACAGGATTTGCGCCGAATCCCTTGGCCGGCGAATCATGAGTAAGGGTATCTGTAGCTGTTGGTTCCCAATTAGGGTTCGTCTCGCGAAGGAGATCAACCTCTTCCTGATAGACGGCGCGTACCGTGGAACGGCAATTGAAATGCAGGGGTGGCCAATTCAAACGCCACCAGGGATCCGAGGCGGGGCGGATCACGCCAGACCTGGCCGCGCATATCTCCGTTTGGCGGCCATCTTCGATGCCGACGAACTCTAGATATTCTGGTTGCGTCCGAGTGAATTCAGCGGCGCGGCCGGCGTTATAGCAGGTCTGGGTATTTGTTCGATAGACGGTCTCCCAGTACCAGGGCGATGAGCCGAGGCCTGCGGCATCGAGGGCATTGGCCTCGGTCCAGAACTCAGAGAGAGGCGTGCCGTCCTCAACCGCCTTGATGGACATCTGCCTGACCTTTTCGATGTTGTCATGCGTCGAGAGAGCGGCTACCGTAAAGGCCCGGAAACGGAGTTCTGGCTCGAGTGTGGTCCATTCGGCACGTGTGAGGGGAACGCGCGCTTTCGCGAATTTCACCGCTTCATCGAGCGAGATGGCCGGAACTTCCGGATCGGGATCGGCCAAGTCAAGGCGTGAGCCTACATGATCGCGACCGAGGAGATAGGACACCGTGAGGAGCTTCTCTGTCTCACGTACGAGGTCCTCGCTCACACTCGGAGCGGCGGCCCCCTCGAAAGCTTCGCGGCTCAAGGTCCCGCGGCCATCCACTTTCCTACGCCAGGCCGACACCTGCGCACCAAGGAGAGAGACAAGTCGCTCCTGTGCCGAAGCCGCGACGGAGTCGAGCTCGCGAGCTTTCGCGAGCTCGTCGCGACCTATCGCGGCCCGGAGATCCTCGAGTGCTACACGAGCCTCAGCGGGGGACGTCGCTTTTTTTTTACATCGTCATCGGCAAAGAAGCTGGGACTGCTTCCGGCCATACCTTGCGGCTTCACGAAGGCGTCCGCCGTGCCAGTGGGCTTGGGAAGGTGATAGCGATCATACAGAGCTGAGGTCGAGATGGGTACGCCCCGATCGATAGCGCCAGTAATCGCCTCCCAGCTTGCGTAGTCGGAGAGGTCGAAGGTGACGCGAGGGGCGGGCTCTCCGGGACCGACGTTGAGTTCTACGATCCAGTCAGCGATCTGCTGAAGCACCGGCTGAAGCTCCCGCGCTTGGCCCTTCATGGTCTGGAGGAAAGTATCCTCGTGGACCGATGCCTGTGCCCGCGTGCCGTTCTCTGCCTCCTGGACGGCGAGGCTCTGATACACAAGGGCATAGGCAAACTGCGTATCACACCAGTCCATGAGAGTCTTGAACTCCGAGAGCTTGCCGTCCACGGAGAGGACCTTCGCGTCCCGGATGTTTGCAAGGGCGGCGCCGGAACCAGAGCTCATTTGCCCTAGCATCTCGGCGAGCGAGGCGGCCCGCTCCCGGACCTTATCTTCGTTATCCGCGCAGTCGAAGAGGGCCAGGACTGAAGGCACCGAGAATTTCTCCGTGGCCATGAGCCAGAACTCGGCGCCGGCCTTCTTGAACTTCCAGGGCCAGTAACATGCCTTAAGGGCCGCCGTTCCGTAGGGATTCTCGGCGTCCTTGTCGTGGCGCCAGACGAGCCACTTGTAGGACTGGGAATAGAGGTCGATGAGTTCGCCGTAGTGGAGCCATTTAAGTCGACCGTCTCCGTCGAAGCGAAAACGTTCCGGCCGCCGCGCAACGGCATCGACTGGCCGCCAAAGGCTGTCATTTTCCCAAACGAGCTCGACCACCGAGTATCCGTAATCCATTGCGGATAGCAGACGCTTTGCCACGCCGTAGAAGGAGAGATCTCCGAGCGCTTCCTTCGTGAGGTCCATGGTGGAGCTGGAAGCTTCTCCTTGCTCGAGCTGGATGGGGTAGTTGAGCACGGCCGCCTTTGCGACAGCGAGGAGGCTCTTGATGCGGGCGTCCGTCTTCATCTCGCGATAAACGGAAATAGCCTCGCCAGTGTCGCGCAGGATCTCGTCTGGGTTTGGCATGTAGCCCAGGAAGGTCGATATATCATCCATTTTGATAACTCGCGCAGTCATGACGGCGGGGTCGGGAGTGGCCGCCGCGGGATCGGCAAAACGCAAGGAGCTTGCGGTCCGGTTTCGATGTTTCTTGCTCATTTGTATCCTCGCAACATGGTGTGCACGGTGCGGCGCACGCCGAATCTTTCAAACGGGACGATCGAGGGTGTCCCCTGTTTTTTCTTGAACTGGACTTCCTTGAACGCGTACCAGAGCGCATCGGCTTCATCGTCGTAAGCCGACTTGGGGCCGTCTGGCGTAAACATGGAGAGCTGCTCCATGAGTTCCTTCTGGTCGGAGCGGAAACGGATGAAACCCGCCTCTATGAGAGGAGCCATCTCCTTCACGCGCTGGACCTTGGAAAGGCCGCCGGTCTTGCGACCGTTGATGGGGAGCCAGACTTTCCGGGCCGCGGCCTTTTCCATGAGGTTGTTCTTGTAGATACCCTGGAAGGCGACGTCCTCAAAGCCGATGGAGGCATGCTTGTACACGAGGAAGGTATCAATGATTTTTGCGAGGAAGCCCGCCTCCGCGAGGCGCTCGCCCCAGGAATCGAGGACATAAAGGATGCCCGTATCGGGATCGGCCAGTGTATCGAAGGCGCACTTGTCGTGAGCCCCTGTCGCCGGATCAATGCCACCGTACTTCTTCGCGGCTGCTACGTTGAGCTCGCGGAACTCGTAGGTAATGAACTTCTTAATGATGGAGTCCTCGGAGGAGAGCGGCTCGTTCATCATCTCCGTGGACCAGGCGGCCGAACCGAGCTCGTCCTCTTTCTTGCAAAGCTTTTCGTCAGTCCAGTAGGCTGGCCAGAGGGAGGCGCCCGATGGCGTGCGCGCGGCGAAGCGGAAGCCGACCCAGCCCTTGAGCTGCCCTTCCGTGAGCTCCTTGAGGAGTCGGCAGACAATGTCGTCTTCATGGAAGATCGTGTTGATAAGGACAGGGAAGATATCCTTCCCAAGAGGAAGCACCACGCGTTTAAACCAGCGATAGCGCTTGTCGCGCTGCACTTTTGAGGCTGCAATCTCGTCAGTCATGATGTCGTCGCAGATCGCGACGTCGGGCCTGTTCGGTCCGTTCTTGATGCCGCGCGTTGAGGCCCCGGCGCCGCGCGCCACGATGGCTGTGCCATTCGCTAGGGTAATCTTGTCGGCTTTCCAGGTCTTGCCCTTCATCTCGCCGAAGTCCTCGGCAAGTCGCTCGTTCTGCTCGATCTCATCCTTGATCGACTGGAGGTTCTCAGCTGCCTGGCGCTGCGAGGAGGCAAAGAGAATAGGAAAGTTCCTTTTCTTGTAGAAGGTGACCCAGATCGGGAAGGCGAGTGAAAAGCGCGTCGATTTCGAGAATCCGCGCGGCTCTACGTCGATGATGCCCGCCACGGTCTCAGTGGGAGTCATATAGAGGTGATATTTCTCTTTGATGAGCGGCTTGAGCTTTTCGACCTCTTCTTCCGTGAGACAGCCAGAGGAAACGACGTCCATAAGTATGCGGTGGTATGGGGCCGGTTCGGCACCAAAGTAATGCGGAAAATAGGTCTGACAGAAGAGGAAAAAGTCGGTTTCGCATGAATCGCGTCGGGCTCGGCGTTCCGCGTCCTTTGCCTGGACCTCACGATTTCCAACGAGCTCATTGAGGAGGGGCGTTTTCACCTGTCCTCCGGGGCGAGCCCCATGACGACGGTCGAGAGTTTCGCGGCGAGGTCGGGATCCGAAGAGAGCTCGGCCTTGAGCATGTCGATGACGGCGCGTTTTGCGGCCTCGTAGCCGTCCTGATATTTCATCCGCACTGAGGCGAGCTTGGCCTGAGCGTTCGCGAGGCGCCCCGCGGCGAGGACGGCCTCTCCCGGATCCTCGAATTGAAGGGCATCGATGTTCTGCGATTCGCGGAGGAGAAGGCCTCCGAGGCGGGTGACGACCGCTTCGGCCACGTCCGTGTTAGGATTTGCCCGGACGGTATCGATCATGACTTTTGCCTCGGCTATGGTCGCCTGTAGATCAGCAGCGATTTCCTTCGAGCTCTTGAGAGATCGCCTGATCGCCTCGCGGCTGATCTCGTAGCCTTCGCTCTTGAGTTGGGCCTCGATCTCGCGGATGTTAAGCTTATCTTTCGTGTAGAGCTCGAGGATTCTGTCGACGAGGTCATAGAGGTCTGCTTTCGCTCGGCGGCCCATAATGGCCTCACTTCCCCTCGGGGACGATGGTCACCGCGGGATCGACAGTCGTACCGTCCATGAGATCGATGCCAGGCGGGGCGATTTTATAGATGCGAATTCTTTCTGCACTTTTGTAGGGATGCGGTACTTCCTTGCACTCCGCATACCCCTTGTCAGCAAGGTATGAAAGGGACGCGATGATATCGTCATATTCGTGATATTCATAGAACACGCCGACGATGGTGCGCTCATCAGCGCCTTCGGGGTAGAGGTCGCGGAGAAACTCGAGGAGTTTTCCTCGAAGGATGAGGGGCTTCATTTGGTTGCCTTCTCCTTAAATAGATTGATGATGAGATCGGATAGGCGATTGATTTCGGCCCGCCAGCCGGAGAATTCCTTGTAGTGCTCTTCACGGGGCAAATAGTCCCTCTCCACGCAAGACACCCTATTTGATAGATCGTCGAGCCTCTTGTCGGAGAGGGCAAATCGCTCTTCAAAGCGATCCTCCATCGCATTCATCTGCGTGGTCATGGCGTCGGACAGATCCTTTGCCCTCGCCTCGTCTTTTCGTCCGTTTTCCTCGAGCTTCTTCACTACCCAGAACAACAGGAAACCCACAACAAGGAGCGCGGGAGCCGTACCATAGTCGAGCAACTTCGTGATGAGCTCCATGTTATTTCCCTGCCTTTCTCAATACAGTCTCTACGATGGCCCAAATAGTTGTAGCTATCGAAACCGCGGAAGCCGTATAAGCACAGGCCTCAGCGAGTCTCTGTTTTCGAGCAGCCGTCTTGAGCGTTATTTCCACCGCGTCTGTCGAGTTCTTCCAGGACACCGAGGAGTTGTGTACCAAGGACGAGATTGTCTTGAGCGCCGCTCGAGCCTCGGAGAGTTCGTTCGCTGATGCCTCCGAGTCGTTCGCTCGCTGCTCGAGTTCCGCTTTCACCTGCGTCAATTCGGCTTGTGCTTTGTCGTAGTTGCTCTGAGCCTGTGTTGAGGATGTTTTCGCCTGCGCTAAGTCGCTCCGCACTTGATCGATTTCCGATTGCAGCGCCTCGTTCTCGTTCTTCAATTCGTCCCAGGCTGTGTTCTGTGTCATCAGCTCTGGCACTAGCTGTTTCGAGATCTCGAGTGCCTTGCTCACTAGCTCGGCGGTAGTCATCTGCGACAGGTCCTGCATTGCATCCTGCCCTGAGGCCGAGGACATACCCTCCAGCAAAAGCGCCAGCAAGGCCAGCAAAACCAATCCCGACCGTGACAAGGATTGTGCGCGCATTCATTTGCCCTCCCCTTCAGCGCCAGCCGCGGACGGCGGAGTACGCTCATCTAGTTCCGGCCTGTAGAACTTTGAGCGTTGCCAATTGTCGGCAACGTTTGCGGCCTGGTAGAGGCCGCCAGCCATAGCTATTGCAATGACGATGGTCGATCCCACGCCATCGAGGCTTTGTGGAGCCTTGATAGCCGTGAGGGCAAAAAGCAGGACAAGGGCGATGAATGAGGCCCAGAACGCAGTCGACTTCTTGGTTTTCATGGTACGCCTCACATACCGAAGAAGCGGTATGTATTGATGTAGAAGCGAAGCTTCCCGTCGTAGTAGGGATCATTGCGGGCAATACAGAACTCGTTCATCCATTGGATGCCGCGCTGCGCAGCCTGCGAGATGAAAGGAGCGCCATACTTGGCTCGATAGTCCGATGTACGATCCGAGTTCCACGAACCACCCGAAAGGACCTGAAGGTCATTGTCATAGGCACCGGGTTCGAGGATAAGGGAATAGTGGACATGCCGCCCCGTGCCGCCATTCATCGGCACCGAAAGGCCATGGTTGCCCGTTGGGCCAATGGGAGCACCCTTGGCGAGCGGGGCATGCGCTATGGCAGCAGCGAGAGCCCCGGAATCGAGCTCGGCACGGAGGAAATGGAGCATGCGGAATTCTCCACCATCAAAAAAGAGGCGGAACACCGAGCAGCCCTCGGCATCATTATCAATCCAAGCAGTGCGGGACGCGGAAACAGGCGAATGGACTATGCCCTTGCCGGCGCGATCGACAGCGGTGTGGATCCGCGGATGGCCGGGGAAAGTCAGGGGGTCCCAGCCAAAGCCGGTTGTTATCGTCGATGATGGGAAGAAGACCGAGCAGTCGAGTGGTAAATTCATCTCCGTGCCTCTTGAATAAGATCGTACCCAAGAGGCGGGAGAGGCGCTCAAATGTGGGGAAAGGAACCGCTACCCTCTTAAAGGGTACAAGCCATGCAACTTAAAATAATAGAAAGGGAGCGAGTTAGTCTTAAGTTCTACTTTCCATCGAGCAATATTGGTTCTTTATTTACGTTAGCTATAACAAGTCTTCTTTCATGCGCATTAAGAAAAAACATCAACAAAATGGCAACAATTCCGATTCCACAAGGCAAGGCTATAATTATGTCAGAAGCTGAAGAGTTAATCAAAACATCCAGAGCACCTATAAAGGCAACCGCGGCAATAAATAACACGAGCAATATGATTCTAATACCGGTATTTGTTTTTTTGCGACATTTTTTTTGGAAGTCATAATCAACAGCCAAGAGGGTTTGCTTTTTTTTGTACTCCCCTAGAGAGGCTTCATAGTTCTTTACATTTGCATTAACCAAATCAGAAGATAAGTCTGACTGACAATAGCAACACTTGGGGGCGTTATAAGGAATCAGTGATTTACACATCGGACAGACAATTTCTGGTTTAGGTTCTAAGTTTTTCATCATGCCCCGGTAATATATAATCTCCTCGTCATACATCATTCCGCCACACGCCGGGCACTTGTTTGGCATTATGCGACTGAGTGATGCAGCCGCCCCAATCGCACTAGCTCTAGCAATCGATGAATCGGTAGCCATGGCTTCAAGAGACATAGCGGCCCCAGCAATCCCTATCATCTTCTCGCGTCTGGGCTCCACATACCATACTTTCCCGCACTCTTTACAAATTCTCTTTCGCACACTACCTACAACCGCATCTGTATATTTCATTTCTAACTCCTTATTTTCAATATGGATGCCTATGCAATACTCCAATAACCTTACCTTCAATAACCACTCGCTCAATTTCATCCTGCGCAGTCAGTACCCGTGGTTGATATCTGTCATTTTCAGAGATAATCCTAAGGGTCATACCCAAAATATCAAATTCTAGTCTTTTAACTTGCATTCGATTTTCAATAGAAATCACAAAAATGCCATCACCTTCCTTTTCTTCGGGAACAAACAAAACGATGTCACGATCAAAGATGCTGACCTTCGTCATACTATCGCCTCGGACCTCTAGAGCCCGGATCTGATTCGGTCGCCATGGACTTATAAATCTCCGCAAGATTGCCTGTGGGGTTATTGGTTGAACTACCTCAATTTCTCGAGCGGGTCCAGCCCCCGCTGTTTGACCAGAAAAAAAATCGACATAAACGACATCGTCACCCGATGCAGGCCCCGATATTTCAAGAGATCGGGCGCCTTCGAGTCTTGCTCCCTCAAGCTCATAGGAATCTATACATTCAGTCATAGCTCCCGACCCTGGCTCCCGTGGGTCCTCCGGGACAAGGCCAGGCATCAAACGAAGCGCCGGCCCCTTACGGGCTCCTTCTTCTGATCCTTTCTCAGTGCTTAAATTTGGTTCAGGCTCAGTATCCTTGAATTCCACATTGTGTGGAATTGGGCCACCTTCCTCAAATGTAACATTGTGATACATTTGGCCTTCACCAGTCAGCAACCAGTTAGCGTTCAATCCATATTTCTTATATAGCCGTTCTTTAATTTCGTCGGGAAGGCTTCTTCCTCCATTTTCATAGTTCGACCAAGCAGCCGTCGTTACCCCCCCGAAATCATCACAGAAAACATTTTGACGTTGAAAACCAAGAGCTTCTCGAAAAGTACGCAGACGATTGCCAATTTGTTTTCTATAGTCATCCATAATTCGCCATTCCGTTGATTTCGGCTTGACAGAATCAACAATCTGTCGATAATAAGATCGTCGGGCCGGTAAAAAACTTTACCACTAGCCCTAAAAAAATCGCGGCACCCGGAGCCTGAACAACGACGGGACGCCGCGAGAAAGGACGGTCTAAGTATGACCGATGTTCAAGTTCGCGTAAAGAGGAAAGCACCCAGTACGCTTCACCCTAAGGACTGGGAGCGCCGCGCCCGTGTAGTGTCAGCGCTATCTGAACGGCGCATGACTACCACGGAGTTGGCTGCTGTTCTCAATGTTACTCCGGGTTATGTCTCCTCGGTTATTTGGGGACGAAGGCGCCTAGAGAGTGCAGAGAAGGCAATTGCCGAAGCGCTCAACAAGCCTTGGGAAGATCTCTTCGGTCAACGCCCCGCTCGTAGGGGGATAGCAGCATGACGAAGTTCCAGAACCTCTGTACGCGGGGCGTCGCGCTACGACGGCTTTCTGAGGCAGGTTGGATGCTACGCGACGTACAAACCGGTGGCGACTACGAGGATTTTGTGCGGTCGGACGGGAAGCAAGGGCTCCTTCTCGTGGACTTCGCCCTTGGCCGCTTCATCCTCGACGAGGACGGCAGCCAGGCAAAGCTTCTCACGCACTGCGACGATGCTGAGGATGATCCTGAGTTTAGCGCCATCCTCCATGCCCTCTATGAGGGGGAGGTGGTAGCCTAATGTGCAATTGCGCCCACGTTGACTTCATCGACCGCGAGAAGCGCGTTGTATGGATCTCCTTTGAAGGACGCGGCGATGAGCTTGAGGGCAACTTCCGGGGCTACGGCATCGAGTACGTCCCTGGCTTCCGTTTCGGCCGTGTTGGCATCCCCTACTATCGCTCGGGTCTCGAAGACAAAGGAGAGCAGGGCGAATTCTCCAAGGCCGCTGTTGAGCTCATAGAGATTCTTACGCAGCGCTCTGGTATCACCAAGGGAGACAGGAATCGCTTCGTCGGGGCTCTGTCCAGTGTGCAGGCCTTCCAGCATGTCTGTGGGGAGGTCGTGGCATGAAGAGGATTCTTCGCAGGTTCAAGTATGTCCGCGACCTTGAAGAAGAGCTTGAGCAGGAAAAGCGTGCGCTCGAGAGTGCCTGCCGCTACATGGACCAACTCGAGGCCTTCAAGAAGGATCAGTTCGAACGTATGCACCGGATTGAGGAAGAGTTGAAAGGGGAACAGGATCGGGCAGTAAAGGCTCTTGAGTCTTGCGCTCGACTCACCCGCGAGAATGACAGTCTCCGGCGTCGCCTCAATAAAACAGGAGACAGCCATGACTGAGCTTTCGACCATTGCCGTCGCTGGCGCTCTCGGGATGACGCGCCAAGCAGTGCTCGCTCGTGCCTCCAAGGAGGGATGGCTCTATAAAGGAGAGGGCAGGGCTCTGCGCTGGCTTCCCCGGAGTCTCCCCGCCGAGGTCATTGCGGCTCTCATCGGCCGGGGGCTCCTTGAGCCGGAGGTCCCCGAGCCTGCAAGCGATCAGGCGAGCGCCCCCACTGAGGCATCATTTCTAATGGCCCGCGAAAAGGACAGGGAAACGGCCCAGCTCCGGGCCACGCTCATTGGCATTTATCGTGGGATGGAATTATCGGTCGCAGACTTCGTCATTGCGTACGACTCAGGCAGGGTGAATCCAGCGCTTCTTCAGCGGCTGGGCATCATCTCGCAAGCTACCTTCTATAGATGGCTACAAGGGTGGGAGGATGCCGGACGCTGTCTGTCCGGCCTTGTCCCCCGCTACGCTGCGAGGCACGCAAAGAAGGAAGTTGGGG